CATTCGCTGCAGTTACCTGCTTAGTGTTTGCCATAGATCTTGCTAATGCTTTTGTATATCTAGACGCAAGTCTGTCATACAAGTTGTCCTCAATCGCTTCTTCAGTGATTGCGAAAGCAAGAGCTATAGTGTTATGAGTGTATCTAGCAGTGAAAGTTTCTTGCGCATTGTCAAATACAACTGCAGATCCTTCCGGCTTGATTTCCGCGTTAGCGAATCCAGATAACATTACTTCCTCTTCGAAAGCTCTGTCTGAAGTCTCTACATCGAAAATTTCAAGATGCTGATTCTCGTATCTTTTATATTCCAGGCCGAATAGTGCATTCAATCCTGGCTCTAGTTCTTTAACTAGTTGTCCTCGTGATATAGCCATAATTTATCTCCTATTATATGCCTGTAAATTGTTTATAGAAATGATTGTTAACAATAGCAGTTACAACTACGTTAGTAGCGTAAGTAGTATCGTTAGTCTTTTCATTATTGAAACCTTTAGCGATTCCAATGATACGTAACTGACTAGAAGTCGTTACACCTACGTTGTCAGTATCAATCTCAACTTTAGAAACATAGTTTGCTGTTGAACCAGCTGTATACACTATATTTGCATTTAAGAAGATATCTGCAATTGGTAGATCCGAACTAGCTTGTATTTCGTATCTCTCATAAGGGTCGTCCGTCACAAAGCCTACAATGTCAGAAGCTGTGTTAGAAGCTCCTAAATTATTTGCCCATGTCGGTTTTTTAGTTGAAGTATTAGTATAGAATACTCCGTTTAGTGAACCCAGTATTTGTACGTTAGTTGTAGCAACTACACCAATGTATCCTGTGTTCAAAGCTTGAACTGGATCATTTTGATATATCGCTGACGAACTTGCCGCAATACTATATTCACTTAAACCTTGAGCATCTCTATTCTGTCCAACTTTGCCGATCGGTAATAAACCGAAGGCTGCGTCTGCGTTAGCCATAGTTTTTTCCTTGTTTAAGTTTATTTAATCGTTGGTATTACCAAAAAATTATTTTTTGTTGGTACCACCGAAAGTTACACGAGTCTGCCTCTCACTATTGATTGGCATACTTGGGTGCTGATCCTTGTAGACATCGTTATTAATAGCGTCTTCTCGTTCCTTAGTCCTTTTTGCAAAGTACTCGTCACGAGCTTTTGCGAGTTCTACCGGTATCCTTGCCAGCGCAAGGCCACCATGTCCAATTACACCTGCGTATTTACCTTCTTGAATTGTTGAGTAAGTTTCACCTGGATATTCATCAGCTCTCACTAATTCAAATCCTGATCTTAACTTATTCGAAACGTTTTTAGAGTCATCCTGACCTAAAATTTCAAGTCGAATCCAACGGTGTTTAAAACCGTCTTTTGGGCGCGGTGCATCCAAACTTGATGGTGGAGTCCAAGTTGTAGGTCTCTTTTCAGTAGCCCTAGTTTGGCTCGCACGTGGGGTCTTCATTTTATCGTTTTCCATATGCCTATACCTCCTTCGTGATATTTAATTGTTTCGCATATTCTTCCAATGGCACTCCTAATTTTTTAGCGATAGCAACTTGAGAAGGGGTGAGTCTCACAGTTTTGCGACCTGGTTTCACACTTCGCTTCGCTGAAGCTACTACTTGTGTCGGTTTGGTCGTTTCCGTAGTTGCATTATTAGCAAATTTATGGGGAAACTCAAGTCTTATTCTTTTATCAATTTCCGCATAATATTCGTCGCTTTCAGCATCATATCCTTCCTCGTCAATTAACTGTCTATGGATGTCAAAAGCCGTGTAAGTCATAGGTTTATCAGTGCCAAACCACTTGTTTTTGGCTCCCCATGATTCTGCTTTTGCACTGCCAATGATCGGTGTTTCTTGTTTTGGAACAGATACATCTGATATCAATGTTGGTTGCTTAACAGGTTCTTTTGCTGCAAGTTCCTTCATTTCTTGAAGTCTTGCTTCTTCATAACCAAGTTTAGCAATTTCTTTTTGAGCTTCAATTTCTATTGCAATATCTCCAGCTTCTCTTGCTAAACCTAATTTAGCTTTTGCTGCTTCTAATGCAGATACAATTTTAGACTCTCTATCTTTTAAAGATGAGCTTTCTAAAGAACTAAATCTTTTTGTAAGTAATTCTTTTTCAGCTTTAACTGTTTGTGCATAACGTACAGCTTCTTCTCTTTGACGTTCTGCTTCTCTCATCTTTTTAGTTAGTTTTGCAATTCTTCGTTGCACACTTTCACTATAATCTTCTAATTCGTCTTTCTTCGCTTCTGTCTTAGCCTCCTGTTTCTCGTCGCTCGTATCTTGCTTCTCGGAGCTAGCGGCAAGGGGCTTTTCTTCTTTTTCTACTTCTTTAACATTTGATTCTTTTACTTCAAACTCAGGTTCTGGTTTTGCTGTGTCTTCAAACTCAACATCAACCTCTGGTCCTGAAGTATCTATATCAACTGTCTTTTTGTTTTTGTCTTCTGGCATAGTTTCCTCCTATGTTTATATATAGTGAAGTACAGATTCAGGATCAGGAATTGTTCCTAATACTTCATCATCGTTTAATATACGAACTTCACCGCCTTCGATTGGTAATCGTGATCCCGCGTAGCGCGCGAAAATAACCCAATCGCCTTTTTTGCACCACGGGCCTGTCGGATATTTTTCTTTATCGTAATAAGCTAATGGTCCAATTTTTAAAACATAACCGCAGTTTGTTGCGATTCGTAATCTGTCTAAAGATTCTTGTGAAATAATAATTCCACCAGATGTTTTTTCTTTTGGTGTAAATGGTAATACTAATAATCTCCAACCACTAGGTGTTGGTAATTCATCAACTACAGATTTTATATTTTCTGGATTTAATGGTTCACTTTTAGTTTTATCTTCTTCTTTATACTTTTCTTCAAGACCTAGGTTTATCTTTGGTACTTCCTTTTCCGAGGTCGATAACGTTTCCTTTTTCATCATTTTGCTCCTTCTTATTTAGCAGGTTAGAGATTTCCTGAATTACTGTTTGGTAGGCATTTGCCTGTCCTTGCATATACTTGTATTTTTCCATACTGTCAACTGTTCCAGATATCATAGCATCACCAATGTTTTGGTAAGAATCTCTGATAAATTTTTGCAGTTTAGTTATAAATGTTACAGCGTCCATATCTTTCCTTTTGTTGTATTAACAATTCCACTTTCTAAGGGATTTATTAATTCTTGAGTTTGGATCTCTTGCAGTTTTTGCAGAGGTCAATCTTTTCTTCATGCCAGACATTCTAGCACAAAAAGACTTTCTTCTATTAGCAGCTTTTGAACCCTTTTTCAACTTACTGGGTTTTGTTGTAACTGCCATTGATAATTTTGATCCTGGGTTTGCAGCTCTATAAGATGCAATACCTTTTCTATTTAATCCACCTGATGGATTTTTACCTTCTTTACGTTGCCATGCTGGAGTTCTTCCTCCTTTTGAAAGCATTGCTCTACCTTGTCCTCTTAATGCAATATCACCCATTATACGTATCTCATTGTTGTCATATTAATTATACCACCATTGGCAGCTTTTTTTCTTTTTGCAAATGTTGCAACATTTTTTGGTTTTGGTCCAGTATTTCCTGCTGCTCTTTTTCTTTGAACTGCTGAACGTCTCTGACCTTCTGACATTGATCTAGCTTTAGCAAGCGGAACACATTTAGGATATCCTCTTCTTTTTTCTCCTTTAGATCTTCCGCAAGGAGCATATGAACCATCTTTTCTTTTCGATCCAATGTCCACCCATTTTTCAGCAACCCATTTTCGAAGTCCATTTGCCATCTTAATATTTCTTAGTTACTTTTCTTCTATTCTCCATAACAGCTCCACAACCTTTTGCAATGCCACCTTGTTTATAATTAGATACCATTTTTCTTTGTTGTGAAAGACTTCCACCGTTAGCTTTTCCTTTTCTACCACCTGGTGTTACTTTGCCTGAACAAACAGCACTTGCATACATGTTCGCGTACGCGCTCGGGTACACTTTAAATTTTCTTTTCGCTGCTGCTTTTCCTCTTGGGCAAAGTTTAGCCATTATTTTTTCTTTTTCTTTGACATTCCAGCTTCTGAAAGAGCAATTGCTATTGCTTGTTTTCTAGATTTTACAACTGGGCCTTTTTTGCCCGAATGTAATTTACCTTTTCCAAACTCTCTCATAACTTTAGAAACTTTAGCTTGGCCACCCTTAGCTTTACCTAATCTACGAGCAAATTTTTTCTTTGAATATTCTTCCATTTCATCTGAAGGTTCTGGAGTTTCTTTAATAGGTGCAGGTGTAACAAATTTAACATTAACATTTTTTTTAACAGATTCACTTATTTTTTTTATTCCTTCTTTTGCTCCTTTAACCATTTT